TCAAGATCATTATCGATCAATCCCAGAACACGGACTATTTCACCGGCACCGTCACCGCCTTTATTAAATAACTTCGTCATTTGCTCGGTCTCTTTTTAATGTATATGGTTTCCAATTATCAAAATCCTTTGTGAAATTGTTTATTTCATCGTAGAACTCCTTATAAAAGCGGGCCAGCCCGGTATCTATCGTTATACAGGTCTGCTCCGTGCGCGGATTGGTGTTCACATTGGCCGAGCTTTCTATTACAAAATCAAAAGCGTTACCAAAACCGGCCATTACTTTAGCATGATTACGGAAGATGCAGACACGTGATCCGAAACGTTCCGCCACCTTCTTTAGGTATAAATAAACATCCGCGTAGGAACCTTGAAAGATTTCACCTACATAAAAATCCGCGTGCCCTATGTCTTTTCTCTCCAGCCATTTCTCCACCTCCTTAACATCGGTAATTGCCATACACCAGGTAGAAATCAGAACATATTCCACCGGTTGTTGCTTCACGATCACACGAAGATAAGTAAGGCTGTCAACGTCCCCATGACTGATACAGTGATAAGACGCCCCTTTCTCAAAATGCCAGGGCAAACACTCTTCCAGGTGCAGCTCCGATTTTATCCGCCGGTCAAAATGAACGTTTTTCGTCCGGCGGGCCT